CACGACGGTCTCTGGTGAATTGGCCCAGTATAAACAGGCCATGCCGGCGATCCTCTCCGTGGGCACACCGGAACGCCAGAAGATCGAACGCGAGTTCACCTATCTGGTGAGTTTGGGGTATGACGCGAAGGATTTACGCACGGAACTCTTGGCCTGCCGGACGGCCCTCGGGGATATCCAGCAGATCAAGGAAAAGCAATTAGCCCGAGACATACCGAGTCAACGAGGGACCATGCAGGACATTCCCGCAAACGGCAAACCGAAGACGGATGGCAAAGATTCGCTCAAGGCCATTACGGCGAGTGAGCGGAAGCATTATCAGCACATGATCGATATCGGACAGTACAAAGGCTGGGCCGATGTCCGGGCCGAACTGGACTATACGCCCAAGCGATGAGCCAGACCATTCTCGTCAAGCAACAGTGGACCACGAAGGACAAGCTCAAGGCGCTCGAAGCCGGGGGCAAGAAACGCAATCGTCCTGCCGGGGGATGGATTGCGGATTTGGCGGCGCAGAAGCGGGCCATTACCCTCTGTGGACCCTGTACGCCCAAGTTCAATCCGGCGCGTGTGGGCTATCGAAAGGAAAAGGAATTTCCGGTCGTGCGGGCCAAATGTGACGGCTGCAGCACCGACGATATGTTTTGCACGCTCTATATCTATGAAGAATTGTATTCGCAAGTGCGCTCGACCGCCGAGGAGCGGAGAGCCCTGGCGAAGTCACGCGAAGCACGAATTAAACGCGGCTACCTCTAACGGGACCAGAGACCGTCCCTAGACGGGTCGTACAAGGAGACACCTATTATGCAGTATTCTGGGAATTTCAGCGGCTCGACTCCCTACATTGTGCGGTACAAGCTGAGTGCAACTGGGCTCGTGCCAGGCGTCATCGTCTGCTCGGGACCGGATGGCAGCTCAGGGGAAATCATCGTGACGGCGGCGACCGCCACGGCGAACCAGATGGGGACCTGTCTCGATGCGGCGGATGCCCGGACGGGAGAAACCCTCGTCTACAGCACCACGCAGGGGAATGCGGAAGGGGCCTATAGCGTCATCATCAATCCCGATCAGATTCTGAGAGCCCAAATGGTGATGGGGGCGACCGGGACCGCCATGACGTTGGATACCATCGTCACGGCAGCCTCGAACGGCCTGACCACCGTAGGGGGCACGAGTGTGGCCTCACCGGACTTGGATCAGGGGACCGTCTGGTATGTGAGCGGCGCGAACGTCGGGCGGTCACGCAAGATCGTGAGTACGTCGTCCGTGACCGCGACCGTCGTGGTGCCCTTTGCGGGCAATGCGGTGGGGGATACCTTCCTCTATGCCGGCATTTCGCCGGGGTTGCAGGGCATTACGCTCACGACTAGCGTGCAGAACTGCCGCGCAGATATTGCGGTCGCCACGGGCGTCAATATCACCGCCGTCAAAATGGAATGCAACGGAATCAATGACAGTTTTGTGCATGTCGTCTTAACCGATAGCGTGTTCCAACAGACCACCTAATCGGGAGTGCGACTGTAAAGGAGACTCACGATGCCAGTGCCACATAGTTCAGGAAATTTCGGGGATCTCATCGATCGACGCATTAAAAAGATTTTCTATCAGGAGTTGGAGGAGTTGCCCGATTATGTCGGCACCCTCTATACCGTGGAAGGCTCCAGCGGGCCATATGAAATATCCAGCGAAGTGGGCGAGCTGGACGATTTCACCGAGTTCACGGGCAGCGTCTCCTATGGTTCACAGAACCAGGGCTACGATGTGCGGGCCACGCATGTGGAGTTCAGCAAGGGCATTCAAGTCGAGCGGAAGCTCTTTGACGATGACCAGCACGGCATCATCAATAAGAAGCCGCAAGGCTTGGCGAACGCCTACAACCGCACGCGGCAGAAGCATGGGGCGCGGATGCTGAACAACGCCATGTCGGTCGATACCATGTTCTATTCGCATACGGAAGCGGTGGCGCTCTGTAGCGATAGCCACACCACCACCTCGGGGGCCTCAACCGCCGCCGGGTTCGACAATCTCACGACCGCCTCCCTCACGGCAGTCGGGGTATCGGCAGCGCGGATTCAGGCGTCCGGGTTCCGCGACGATATCGGCAATCGCTTCTCGTCCATGATGGATGAGTTGTGGATTCCGATCGATCTCTTCGAGCAGGCGCAGGAGATCGTGAAATCGAGCGGAAAGGTGGACAGCGCGAACAACAATGTGAACGTCCATAAGGATATGTTCAAGATCATGCCGACCGAGAACGGCTGGAATTACATGACGGACGCCAACAACTGGTTCCTCATGAATGGCCGGCTCCGGAAGCGGTTTTGTACGTGGTACGACCGCGTGGCGCTGGAATTTGCGCAGGCGGAAGAGTTGGATACCTTGATTGCGAAGTGGCGGGCCTATTGCCGCTACAGCAATAAGTATCAGAACTGGAGATTCATCCTGGGATCGCAAGTCTCCTAAGATGCCTCCAGCCTTCGACAGATGCGTGAAGAAAGTCAAAGCCAAAGGGGGCGCGGGGAATGCCTATGCGATTTGCCGCGCCTCCATGGGAACGGATGCAGAGATTATGAAAAAAGCGAAGAAGAAAAAGAAAGGCTACTAACTATGCCTTCTCGAATCTATAGTCGATTTCCTGAACGCAAGATCACGCAAGCGAGCCCTGCTGCCCTCCCGAAGCCGGGCAGTCAAGGGACCGTGAATGAGCGCACGGCCTCCTGGCCCAGTCTGCCGGGGAAGGCGCAGAAGTCGAGATTGACGGGACCGAAAATCAAACATTACGCGAGTTCACAAGGCATCTAAGCTGCGAGCCCTGTCGGGAGTGCGCGACACAGGGCCGTTCCATAAGGAACACAGCGAAGCGTACTAAAGGAGAACTCTCATGGGATTAATTACAAAATATGGATCATTCTGGGGTCTCGTGCCGCAAACGACAGGAAGAACCTTTTGGGTCGCGCCGTCCGCGTCCTATGTCGTAGAAGGTAACACTTATCCGGCTAGTGACAATAACGATGGCCTGTCTCCCGAGCGGGCGCTGCTGACAGCCAATCAGGCTATCACCAATGCGACAGCGAACGTGGGGGATGTTATTGTGCTGCTGCCTGGAGCGCATTCCGTATCCTCGACAATTGCCGTCACCAAGGCTGGTCTTACGATCGTCGGGATTCCTGGCGGCATGATGCGCACCACCACCCTCCGTCACAATTCAGGCGGTCGGCGCACGCGCACCACGCTCACCTGTACGGCGACAGCCGGTATCTGCATCACAGTGAGTGCCGTCGATACTGAGATCGCCTACATCACGTTCCTGCCTGCAGCGGCGGGTGGGCGTGGCATCAGCTTGGCCCCACTATCTGGGGCCGCGAATCGGACTTATATCCATGATTGCGCCTTCGCCATGGTCGCAACAGCCTCGGTCACGACCTATGGCGTGACGGTCCCTGCTGGTGTCACGGCAGACTTGCTGGAAGATACATTGGTCTCTCACTGTTATTTCGTGTCTGGGCTGGACACCTCGACTGGGGCCAACGGGTCTGCCGTGAATACCTTGGGGACGACCAGTAGCTTCACCATCGAGCAGTGTACCTTTGAGCTCAAGGGAACTGCGGCCTGGGCGAATGCGATCCTGGCCTCGAATGCTGGCGGGAAGGGCCTCGTCATCCGCGATTGCGATTTCATCAATCCGACCTCGGCCACAACCGTAATCACTACAGCCATCAACACGACGGGACAAACCATCGATGGCTCGACACAGGTACATCGATGCTACATCCCGACCGGCACCGATGGCGTCACCGCCTCGGCTATGGTCGATATCGTCTTGACGGAAACCTATCTCGCCAATTCAAGCGGCGGGGCACTCGTGACGAACGCATAGTAAGGGAGCGGGCATGATCCATTTGAGCGAATCGGGGCATGGGCCAGGCACGATCATTGTGGCTGCGAATATCCAGCCGCGCTATTACGAGTTCCATCTCTCGCTTGACGCGCTGGGTGCTCCAGCCGGGACCAAGCTCCACATTGAACGAAGCTGCGATATCACGCAGAACTTCAACAATGGCGTCAAGGCCATGATCGGGGAGTGGGCCTGGTTTCTAGGGGACGACCATTCGTTCTCTCCGACCGTCCTCATGCGTCTCTTGAGCCATCAGGTGGATGTGGTGGTGCCGATCACCCCCACGAAGACGCCGCCGTGGGGGCCGTGCGTGTTGCACGGTCCTACGGACGGGCGGATTTGGCATACGGAAATGCCGCTCTATCGCTGGTCTGAGTTATCAGGGCCAGGACTCTTGGCCTTGCCACAGGGGGACTTTATTGGACAGGCGGGCATGTTGGTGCGTCGATCGGTGCTGGAGAAAATCGGCTACCCCACCTTTAAGGCGGGGCGACTCGATCCTGGGCGACTCCAAGAAGACCTCTCGTTTTGTCGTGAACTGCAGCAGATGGGCGTGACGATCTACATCGATCAAGAAATCATCTTTGACCATCATGCTCCGGTGTGCGTGACGGCCAGAAAGCATGAAGGCGTCTGGGTGCCATCACTGAAAGCCGGGACGGGCAGCGTGATGGTGATGGCTGGTGGGGTGCGGGTCATGGACGATTGCAATAGCCAGGTTCCTAGAACCTCGAATGTGAAATGGGCGTTGGTGGATGAGACGCTAGCGAGAGAGGCGGCGGAAGAGGAAGCACCGGCATGACCGCCTTTACGAACCCCATTATTCATGAGCCTTCGACCGTGCATCCCTCGGTCATCGTCGGGGAGAACTGTACGATTTGGCAGTATGCGACCTTGTGCGAAGAGGTTGAATTGGGGCAAGGAGTCGTGGTCGGGAGTCATGCCTGGATTGGACGGGGCGCCCAGATTGGGAATTATACCCGTATCCAGCATGGCGCGTTCATCCCGAACCATACGCAGATTGGGCGGGGCGTGTTTGTGGGGCCGAATGTGACCCTCACCGATGACAAGCATCCGAGGGCCGGGGCCTTCTATCGCCCGCTGCCGCCGATTCTGGAAGACGATTGTTCGATCGGAGCGGGTGCGGTGATTTTGCCAGGAGTACACATTGGCCAAGGGGCGATGGTAGGTGCCGGGGCCGTTGTCACTCAGGACGTGGCAGCGTTCTCAACAGTCACGGGCTGTCCTGCGCGTGCTAGCGCATAACCTAGCAAGGAGTATGATATGGACATTCTGAGTCCGACGCATGGGGAGCAAGTCCCGAAGGCATTGAACGATCCGAGCGGGAATCTGTTGCGCCCCGCGCAGATGGCGGAACACTATCACGATATTCAGGTCGCGAAAGCAGACCTGGAGAATCCTCGTATTCAGGATAAGGGCGCGGTGCGGCAGCGGGTCAGCAGTCTGCAGAAGCAGTATGAAACGCAGGCTCCACGACCCATTACCAATGGGGCGACGAAGGACGCCCTGGCGAAAGAAGCGGAGACGCTGCTCGCGGATATCCTTCCGGGGATGCTCTCCAAAGAGGAGATGCGGAAGAATCCAGCCGGCAGTGTCGATAAGTATATGCGCTGGGAGCGGGTGAAGAAGCCGAAGATTCTGCGCTGGAAGAAGATTATGACGGTCCTCAATGCGGATGAGAGCGACCCCATTACCTGGGATCGCGATGCCGCGAATTTGGAGCGGTTTCGTCCCGACGGCCCACAGGACCGCTTGCGCACGGACGCGCAAATCGGCGGGCATATGACCTTTGGGAATGTCCCTGATGAGAACTGGGTACAGGCGTTCGGCACCACGCATCCGGATACCAGTGCCCTCGCACAAGCCAAACGGGCACAGGCACGTGAAGAACCCGAAGGGGCGGATCGGATTGGGTTGGATCTCCCGCCCCCGATCGTACCCATGCAGCGACCACAACGGAAACCACTATCTGACGAGCAACGACGAATCATGGGCGAAAACCTGGCGCGTGGCCGTGCCGCGAAGAAGGCGCTCATGCAGGAGAAGGGAGTCTAACGTGGCATTCCCCTGGATCTTTGAAAGCATTTGGGAGCAGGGAGACAACTCCGAATGGACGAGTGAAGCGGATACCGGGTCCAAGCTCGACTATCCGCATTATACGGAATTGTCCCGCATCGACAACGCCCCTGTGCCCTATCGCGGGGCCTATTGCATGCGGATTGTGATGGGCGATACGAACGATCATACGCTCACCTCGACGACTATCGTAATCGCGGATGGTACGACCAATTCCTTCCGCTGGTATATATACGCTTCAAACGATGTCACGGCGACGGCGGATGACACCTTCAACATCTTTGAACTCCAGCAGGCTGGCGGGACGATCGAGCAATCAGTGAGCATGCGAATTACGGCAGCCACTAACCTCCTCGAAATCGGCGTGGGCGATGGCGTGGTCGCCACGAGCTGGGCGCCCTTTCCGCGTGGCCGCTGGGTGAATGTGGAACTGACGGATAAAGTCTCGACGGGGGGCTCGGGCCTCATGACGCTCTATCTCGATGAAACATCGGTGATTGCGCTGACCGGACAAACGCAAGCGGCAGCTGTTGGGAAGGGCGTGTTGGGCACGCAGGATACGCTCTCGACGACGACCGGGACGCTCTATTTCGATCAGTTCGTGCAGGACGATCTGCGCATCTATGGATTGCCGATTCGCTATCCCGAGAACTTACTCATGACGAAGACGGGGCATGCGTTTGTGGGAGCAGGGACCGTGGAAAACGCCTCGCTCCTCTCTGGCGCCGGCACAGATTGCGTCTTGGCGATTTACGATACAGACGTGAACAACACGCTGCATGCGGGACGGGTGAAGCTCGAACTCAAGAACACGGCGAACAACGATATTGTTGATCCGGCTGGCGTGCCGGTCGTCTTGCAACGCGGCTGTTATGTCGTGCTCTCGGGGACTACGCCTCGCGCGCTCATCAATATCAGTTGTGCGCAGGGCTACTTCAGCCAAGGGCGTATTAAGCAGCACGGCCAGAAACGCATTCCGTCGCCAGGGAATTGGTAGTGTTGACGCACGATGCAAGTCACACTGGTATGGGACGCGAACACCGAACCGGACCTCGCCGGCTATCTCGTCTATCACGGCATCTCCACAGGCGTCTACGACCCTGGGATCACCGTACTCGCGCCGACTACGACCTATACGTTTACGAATCTGCCGTTTCAGGTCACGAATTATTTTGCGGTCAAATCGTTCGATACGTCCGGCAACGTCAGTGCCAGCTATAGCAACGAGGTCTCGCACAAGGAAGAGTTCCCGATCTTCATCTATGGCACGCTGACGAATCGACCGATGGATCTCATGCGGTTGCGTTGGGATACGGATGCGAGCAATCAGGAGGCCGGGTTTATCGCGGAGGCGCTGGGGCTCAATATCATTATTGGCCCTCCACCTCCTCCCAGCTTTCCACTCGATGTCGTCATCGGTGGATTTCAAATGATCTAAGAGAGGAGTCATTATGCCCACTGTCAATTTGACCTGGACCGCCAATACCGAAACTGATCTCGCGGGGTATAAACTCTACCGAGGATTGGGTGCGTCGGCGCCGACCTTCCTCGCCGCCTTCCCGAAGACGGCGACCAGCGGGAGCGATGCGACCGTCCCGAATACCTCGCAGACCGTGACCTACAATCTGACGGCAGTAGACAATGCGGGGAACGAGAGCGCCCACAGCGCCGTGGCGACGGTGACGGTTGACGCAACCCCTCCCCAAGCCCCGACTGGCCTGACTGCTGTGTTGGCCTAACCGGGGCACGCAAGAAGTTGTGTCGATGGTTTCACTGGTGCCCGTAAGGGGATAGATGTCGATTTATTATGTGCGGACAGATGGGAACAATGGCAACACGGGGCTGGTGAACTCGGCTGCCAGTCCAAATGGCGCATTTCGTTCGGTTCAAAAAGGCATTGATGTGATGGTGGCAGGGGATACCTGCAATGTGGTATCCGGCACCTATCTAGCGAGCGACGTCTCTGGCGGCACCCAACTCACGAACGTCGTCGGCAATGTTAGCAGTGCGAAGGCGAGCGGCACGGCACTGGCCCCAATCACGCTCAAGAGTCTGGTCACTGGTGCGGTACGCCTGACGGTGCCAAGCATCGCGGGCGTCCAAAATAGCGGGATTGTCATTTCGCGTCCCTATTGGATCATTGACGGATTTGAAATTTCAGGGGGCGCCAGCACCGATATAGGAGCCGCGCATCATGGCGTCGATGTCACCACCGGGTCTGACAATTCCATCATTCGCCACAACCTCCTCCATCATATCGGGAACGTCTGCACGGATACCATCTTTGGCGAGGAAGGCATCTACGCGAACGGCGGCAGTAATGTGACCATCGATGGGAACACCTTCCATGACATCGGCAGAAACTTCTCCCATACCTTCGATCCGACGAGTTTTTGCAACACGACCGTCGAAGCGGCCACGCATAATCACGATCACGGCATCTATACGGACGTAAGTGCCACGAACGTCCTCATTATCAATAACCTTTTCTACAATACCCTGCACGGCTGGGGGGTGCAGATCAAAGGCAATAGTTCGGCGAAGGTCTATAACAACACGTTCTATGGGGCGAATCCCAACAACACCTATCCGGGACAACTTGTGTTCGACAATGGCACGCATAGCAATACTGATATTGCCAACAACATTGCCTATCAGCCAGGCGGGTACACGCCTGGATTCATCTTCTATTTCGACACTGCCGGGCCGTATAGCAACGTCACGGTGCGCAACAATCTCGTCTATCAGGGCGTACTGACGGCGTTGAACCTCACGGGCAATGCGCAACCAGCGGGAGTCACGGCCTCCGGGAACATCGTGAACGCGACGAATCCGAATCTCGTCGATCCGGTGAATCATGATTTCAGACTCCAGGCAAGCAGCGCAAGTGCCCTCAACGCGGGACTGACGTTGGTGCAGGTGACGGCGGATTTCTTGGGCGTGGCACGCCCGCAGGGGGCGGGGTACGATATTGGGGCCTACGAATTTTCGAGTACGGATACCACGCCGCCAGCGGCTCCCATCAATCTGAGGATTGTCTGATGGCGTACCGCAGCTCCGCAGCCAATTCAGCCGTGGCAGGGAATAACACGGCCACGCCCGCAGGTACGGCGGCTGGAGATTATCTCTGTGGCGTGATGATCTGCGATTCGCAAACGCCTGGCGTCACGCCGCCGACAGGATGGACCACTCGCGTGACGGTAACGAACACGGCTCCTGATGGGCAGACGATGGTGTTTGCCGATAAGGTGGCAGCGGGAGGGGATTCGTTTCAGTGGAATAACACGTCCGGCAATAGCATGGTGATCGCGGCGGCTTTCTCTGGACGCAACCAAACGTCTCCGCGTACTGCTATTACTGGGGAGAAGAACGAAAGCACCAATACAGATTCGTTCACTGTCTCACATACAGGACTTACAGCGGCGACCGGCGACGATATCGCCGTCTTCATGCAAATTGATGAAGTGACCGGCAGTGATACATGGGATCTCGCGCAAATCACGAACTACACCGAGCGGCAGGATAATGTTGCGAGTCAATCGTTCGTCCACGGCGCGGCCCTAGACACACGCGACAATGTAAGCGCGGGAGCGACCGGCGCATTGAGTTCAGCGACTACTTGCTTGACTAGGCCGGGAGTTGGGACAGGCGGGTGGAGCGTCATTGCGGTGGCGATTGCGATTGCTGGCACCGTCGATAATAGTCAAATCGGTGCGGCGGTTACGCAACTCACTTCCGGTGGGAAAATGATTGGATTGCGCTATGTCTAATGAACCGAAATATGTTCCGACGTGGGAAGAAGTGCAGAGCAATTCGTGGAACTATTGTTTTGGAGATCCCATCATTCCCTTACGTCCACTCCAGGACGAAGCGCCGAAGGAGTCAGATGAATCTCATCAGTAACGGCTATCGCTTTCGGCGCGGCACGGGCTCACCGTTTGATTCGCTCGTGAAGCCGGAGCATGACATGAGTGTGGCGCGGAATGGGGTGCCGTGTAAATGGTGCCCCACCTGCAAGCAGGGCGTCGATACGAAGATTGAACAGCCGAATCAGGCGCAGGTCTTTGGGTTTAAGGAAACCTGTAAACGCTGCGGGGCCGTGCTCATGAGCGCCGTCTACTATCACGTCGAATCGCTTGTAGAGAAGCCGACTGAATTGGTCAAGAAAGCGTTGCTCTGGACCAGCGAGAAGGAGTGTCTGACGAAATGAGACTCGATCATCCGCCTGGTGTCATTTGTGTGGCAAGCGGCGAATTGTCCCGCTATCCGCATTTCACCGATAGCATGCTGAACGTCTTGCGCCCCAAGGGCAGCCGCGTGCATATGGGCATCGGCCTCAATGTGGCCGCGAATTTCAATGCGGGCATTCGCCAAATGATGGCGGTCCCCAGCTTTGAATGGGTCTGGATTATGGGCGACGATCATGAGTTCGATCCCACAACTCTCTTACGGTTATTGGATCATGAACTCGATATCGTCGTCCCCCTTGTGGTCCGCAGACAACCGCCGTTTATCCCGGTGCTGTTTAAGCGGCCAACAGACGAGACGCCGCTCGGGCAGTTCCCGCCGTTCTTCTGGCACGACCTGCCGGCAGGCGGCCTACTCGGGCCTGACGACGGGCTCTATACCTGCGGGAGTGCCGGGATGTTGATTCGTCGCGAAGTCCTAGAGACGCTGACGGACCCCTGGTTTGAAATGGGGAAGATGGGAAAGGATCTCACGAATGAAGACACGCATTTCTGCCTGAAGGCGCAAGAGGCGGGGTTCTCGATTCATGCCGATTTAGAGACGCCGATGGATCATTGGACGCCGATTAGCTTGCGTCCGGTTAAAACAGATTCGGGGGTGTGGACGGTGGCCCTCAATCTCGGTGGCAATATCACAGTCTCCCTGCCGCCGTCGTTGCTCACCGAATTACTCACGACCGTCACAGAGGGCACGAAAGAGAACTTCGCGCCCCCAACATTATAGGAGGTTTCCGATGCCAAAGTACGCCATCATGTTTGCATCCCAAACAACCAGCACATCCACCAAATCCATCCTCGGTGCCTATATGCTGACCGACAGCACGCGCCAGGGAGAAATTGTGGAGTGTATTTGGACCGGCTCTGGGTCCGTCGCCGCTGCGGATATTCAACATCGCGGCGATCTCGCCGGCGTCACCTTCGGGGCGACCGGGGCCTCCACCTCGATCACGCCGATTCCATGGAATCCAGCAGCGGCAGCCGCGCTCGGCAACTATGGCGCCAACTACGGCACCGAGCCGACTGCTCTCTCTGCCGTCCATCCGGTGCAAGTCGGATTCAATCAGCGCGGAGGCATACGCTGGGCCGTCCCACAGGGCGAAGGGTTTAAGATCACGAATGCCGGCACCACTGAGAAGGGCGCCGTCATGACGACCATCTCCAGTGCGGCTGGTAACGTCGATGGGAACCTTCATTTCTGGCAGGGCAATTGAACTGCAGTGACGCTGCACGTCTATCATTGTGAAACCGTCACCATCCGGTCTGAGCGGGTGCTGCGGATGAAGCCGGATGGTGTGTTTCACGGGTTGCGCTTGCACATGAATACTGATCAGGCGATTACGTTTTGGGCGCGCACGGAAGAGGGGCTGATGGAACTGGCAGAATCCTTGGCGAACACCATGCTCAGGCCCCTGCCGGCCATTACCCATTCGGCGTTGCCGGGACAAATGAGTCAGTAATGTATGTGAATACGGGCCTTGCGAATCCCGCCTATGTCACGCATCCGGCACTCGCTGGATCGAAGCGCATTCGGATTGAGGGCATCCATGATTCAGACTGCGAGTTAGTCATGGCGATGGTGCAGTTTAAGACGGGACAGGTGGGCATCGTCGTCGATAATGTCGAAGCGTCGTTTGAGAATTTGGTGAAGGTCCATCAACTGATCTCGCTCGTGCGAGACGAAATGGACCGACGCCTGCAATTGCACGCGCAGACGGTCCCAGGAGAACGCTGATATGGGCAGACAATTATTCGGAGACGGACCCTTTACCGATGCGCCAGTAGGCTTGGCGACGGCCCTGAGTTCCACCAGCGCCGAAGCGTTGTGGGTCGCCGCTACCTGGACGCCGATCTATGGCAATGATGCGAAGGCGGGGAAAATCTATTGCGTGCGGGCTGGCGGGACCGGGTCACTGACTGGCGGCACGGGCATCATCACGCCAACCTTCACGACTGGGTCAGTGGCATTGGGTGCCAGCTTAACGCAAGGGACGGCGACGATCCTGGCGTGCGGATTCTACTTGATGTTCGACTTACTGATCCAGGCGGTGACTGGGGCGGCAGCCAGCGTCACCTCAATGACGGGCGCCGGCATGATGGCATTCGGCGGCGGCGTCGTGTCTGGGACGGCCAATCCGAACACCTTCAGCTTCGGCGGCACGGCGGCAACGGCGGTGGACACGTCGATCAACGGCGCGATCCAGATTCAGAAGACCTTGAGCACGACCAATTCGGTGACGCCAAGGATCGTCTACATCTTCGCGAGGAATTAATGAACGGATTGGGCATCCAAGGCGGTGTCCCGCTGACCATGGGCCTCCCTACCGTACAGGGCTTTCCGCAGATGGATGTCACGGTCGCTGACCAGACGTTCATCTTGAGCGGCGTCACGCGCGATGCGCAAGGCAATGCGTTAGCCAGTTGCAAGGTTCGCCTCTTTATGACGAATACTGATGCACTATCGGCGGGCGTGCAGACCTCCGACCCCTCGACGGGCGCCTATGCCTTCGCCGTGCAGCCGCTCGTCACCTATTACGTCGTCGCCTACAAGACTGGTTCTCCTGACGTAGAAGGCACGACGGTGAATACGCTGGTGGGAACCTAATGTGCCGGATGTCTACCTCTACCCAGGAGAGGCCAATCCCAACGATGTTCGTCTTCGCCCCGCATTCGACCCAGCGGTGTATCATGCCGTTCGTCAACTTACAGACAGCGTGCGCAACGTCAGACTCCTCTCGCTTACGGCTGGTGATGACGCGGCCCTCTTGGGCGGCTTCTTCAAGCCTGAAACCGTCCCGTGGTGGATTCCCTGTGAGCGCGTGGCAAGCAGTATTCGCTATCGGTATGAGGTGCCTCGGGACTTCACGCCAATTCAATTTGTGCCGAATACGCAAGCCTGGTGGCTCGACAGCGTGCGGATGGGCACCGGCGTCCGTTATCAACGAGACACCCATCGAGATACCGCCTGGTCCTATCAAGCCGTTCCGGTCATCTTCGACCCGTCTGGACAGCCATGGACGATCGACAGTCAACGGAACATTCGGAGACAGCTTCTCACCGCTGGCGATGATGAGACGTTCCTGGGAGGATTCTTTGACCCCAAGACCGTCCCTTGGCACATCGAGAGCCGCCGTGTGGAGGCGCCAGCCTGGTGGCCAAGCGATCAGCCTGACGCCGCTTGGATTACGCCGAACCTTGTGGTGGCGCCTCCATTTGATGCGGCATTGTTCCCGGCTATTGCGGAATTGGTGGGCCACCGGACACCGAGGCAGGCGAGCCTGGTCCTCCAGGGCGGCAGTTATGTCTTCGATCTCAGCTTCGTCCATGACGTCCTCGGTCTTACGGACCCTGTGCCCTCCGCTCTTATCAAACTCCGTCCGATTGCGCCCATTATGAACCGACGACGACAACGCAGAAGGAGATAAGCATGAAGATTATAGCCCCTCCGCAAATCAATGGCGTCGATGAACTGTTGGACCTCATCATCAATCCTGGCAAACTCGCCAAGATGCTGCAGGACCTCAAGGCGATGAAGGACGCCATCGCGGCGAACTGCGATATCTATAATACGAAATCTCAGGCCGATGAATATCTCGCCCAGGCGCAAACGACGAGGGAGCAGGCGCAGGCGACTCTTGCGGAGGCGGATGCGGCACGACAGCAGGCCAAGGCATTTGCTGAACAAGTGAACCAAACGCTGAAGGCGGCGCAAGCGAAGCAGAGCGATGCGGACACGGCGAGCCGCGCCAAGCAAAAGGATTTGCAATTCTTAGAGCAATCACTCAATGAACGTGGGAAGGCATTGGCCACCCGCTCCGATGATCTCGACGCTCGTGAAACCGCCTTGAACGACGCGACGGCAGCGTTGATGCGCAAGCAGGCCGCGCTCGATGGTGAAGTGGATAAGATGAAGCAACGCATTGCGCTCTTTAGTGACCTGCACTAAATAAGGACAGCATGTGGCTAGAGGGATTAAAGGTTCAGACGGGCTCATCATTGTTCGGCATCCTCGCACCGAGAGCCTGGACATGGGATGGCTGCGTGCCGTTACGAGCACGGCCTATGACGCCAAAACGGGATTCGGCTGGTTCTCGGAAACGCAATCCTTCCGTCCTCCGACCTCCCTCCGCTATCGGTTTGATACCAACGATCAAAAGGAAGGCTGGATTGATGCCACACTGGAAAGCCCCAATAAATATCCAGCGATGGCGCAGCTTCTCAATTCCTTCCGCCATGTCCGCATTGCGTCCCTCTATCTGGACGGCGAGCGCAAACCCACTGATCCCGCGAGTGTGGGCGGCGGCTCCTCTGCACAGGCTGCCGCCTTTGATCCGACCTATTTGGGATGGGGCATCGACAGTCAGCGTCCGCAGCGCGCGCCGTATTGGCGCCTTACTGAATGGGATGTGGACTGGATTCGGTCTGATATTGAGGTTTTGGACCCGTCCACGCACGCCTGGTCTATGGAGAGCGGGTGGGTCTACAAACGCAAAAGCGATCTCCCGATCTCCTGGACGCGCACGGGCTGGTTTGTCTCACTCTATCATGACGTCGCACGAGAATTTGATTGGACGGTTAATAGCCAGCGTGTGCCAGGTATTCGCTATTGGACGAGCCCCAGCCCCGCGACGGATTTCCTTACATCAGATGTTATCTCGGCGTTTAATCCGGCCCTGGAGGACCGTCAGATCGACAGTCAGCGTGTGCCGCATGCGCCGTACTGGACGAGCCAATGGTTTGGGAATGAGTGGGTCAATCCGGCCCTCCTCGCGCAAATTGCCTTTAATCCCGCGCAGGAGAATTGGCACATCCAAAGCGGCACCTATAAAAAGCGCGGGTGGTGGAGCGATCGACCACAAGAAGATGCGTGGTTGGTGCCGAGTGCCGTCTTCGATAGGAAACTCTGGCCGGCCACGAAGGTGGATTCACAACGGCTCTGGCCCAAGGCCGTGGGCCGGTGGCAACCGGATCTCGACAACGCCTGGCAGTTTACGAATCCCGTCGTGGTCAATTTGTTCAACGCCTCATTTGTCGCCTCCTCAAATCAATTGGACGATGCAGGCGGCTCACCGATAGGGAACCAATAGCATGAGGAAAAACGTCTCAGGGCAAACCATCGGCGGGCAGATGGTGTCACGCATCGACGGCTCTCCCGTGATCACCGGGAATACGACCGTCTATGTCACAGGCGATGCGGGCACGCAGGCGGTCGGCTCAGTGGGCTCGGGCCTCTGTACGCATGAAGGCCAGGGATACTGGACCTATACCCCCACGGCTGCCGAAACGAACTATACGCAAGTCACCTTTACCTTTGTCAATGCGTCGGCAGTCAATGCGAGTGTGCAGATTTATACAACGACGACCTCGGGACCCACCACAATGTCGTCGGCAACCACCTCGACGATTACCCAACTCACGACGTTCCGCGATCTCTACATGGACCTGCAGAACCGCGTGCGCGTGACGACGGGCGTGGTGGCGACGGAGAACCAAGCGAAACGGTATATCAACATCGCTAATCAGGACTTCTATCTCGGATTCGATTACAAACTCCCGTGGGCGGAACGTCGCGCGATCCTGCGCACCCATGCGCCCTATACCACCGGCACACTCAGTCTCTCGATTGGGGCGACAGCCATGACGGGCGCCTCCACGCTCTGGAATACCGCGAACGACTATGGCGAGTTCAACATGCGCGTGGGAGGAAAAGTTACGCTTGGGGGAGGACATGATATTTATCAAATTAGTTCCGTCACAAGCGATACCATCTCGGCGATCAACGCCCGCTATGTTGGGTCGGCGGCCTTGAGTGCGGCGACCTATATCTATTTCGAGGATGAATATGCCCTCGCGAGCGACTTCCTGCGCCCGATCGATTTGCAATCCTTTACCGACGATTTCTCGATCCCGTTAATCGGACGGAGCGAATGGCGCAGGCGCTATCCCCGTCCCAACATTGCTGGGCGCCCGCGTGTGGCGTCGATTCTCGATCAGTCATTTAACGGCACGACCACGCCCGTGCGAAAGGTCACGTTCTATCCCTATCCGGATACGACCTATGTGATTCCCTATTCCTACATTACCAGTGCGGTGATGGTCGCGACCGATGGCACGGAAGGCGTGAACATGAATGAGGACACCGATGAGCCGACGATGCCGCTGCGGTATCGGCATGCGCTCATCTTCCACGCGCTCACACACTGGTATCGGGACAAGAAGGACGATGCGCGTTCACAGGAAGCGAAGGCGGAATATACCGACATCATGGGGCGCATTGTGAACGATCAGGAGATCGGCTCGCATGTGCAAGCGTCGATTCAGCCCAGGATGAACTTCTATACGCGCCAGGCCGTGCGGCCATATTCACGACGCGGGGGACGGCGGATGGATATCAATGGCGAATTTGATCGGATGAGATAGCAATGAATCTGCGATACATTCCAATGAGAAACGGGCAGCGCGTGCAGTGTTCGCACTGCATGAAATTAACAGAGCGGGCCTATGCTGACGATGACGACAAGGGGGCCTATGTGTGCCCCTACTGCGCTCCGATTGCGAACATAACCGAGATTTCTAATGTCTGAAGGATTGGGATTGGCTGAAGCCATGCCTGGAGAACAACAGGGAGTTGGATTGTCCTCCATGGCTCCCATTGACTTGGCTCATTCGCAGTTGAATCTGACACCAGAGGAACGCGGCCTCTATGAACGTCATCTGGCCAATTTGAATGGACCAGGGAAAGTCATGCACCCAGATGGGTCGATCAGCACCCTTTACCAAATGAGCGTGTCGGGACCGGAGAACAAAATCTATAACATCCCGTCCGTCTACAATGGGAAAATCGTAGAGCCACAACAGGCGATTGCCAACGCGGAACGGCAAGGCTGGCACACCTTTCCTGCCTATCCTGATTCCGCAACAGCAGAAGCTCGCTATCAGCAAATGCACGAGTTTATGGATCAGGACGTGGGGAACTATTTACAGGGACTCAAGAAGAAACGCTAATGGCCTCCTCAGACCTGAAATGGGTGATGCACAAGTTTAAGGGCGGCTGGGGGACCGACTTTGGCCCGACGCTCTATGGCGGGCCAGGGCCTGACGGCGTCATGGCGCTCACCTATCTGACCGATGCCAAGAATATCGTCTATGAATTGAACGGTGGGCCGCATACGATGCACGGCACGGCGAAGATGAACGCGACGACGCTCGGGACGTCCTCGACGGTCACGGGCCTCTACGATTTCTGGCGTCAGGGATCTATCGGCTCGCCCTCGCAGCGCGTGGTTGCGCATGTCGATAGTCGGTTTGTCGAAGCCTCCATCTCAGATGGGATCTTCAGCACTATCGGCACCGCCCTCACGGTGGGCGCCCATCCGTCTTATGCGACGTTCGACGACCTCTTGATTATTGCCAGCGATGCCGCTGCAGACCCGCCGACCTCGTGGGACCAGACTACCTATCAAGCCCTACTCGGGTCGCCGCCGAACTTCGCCTTTTCGTGCAATCATAAGAATCGCCAATGGGCAGCCGGCGATCGGGCGAATCCATCGCGCCTCTACTATAGCGACAACCTCGACCCGGAAAGCTGGACTGGCGTGACCAGCGGGAGTCTGGATATCGATCCCTCGGATGGCGATGCCATTGTCGGCCTCGCGAGCTTTAAGGATCAACTCTGGGTCTTTAAGGGACCATACAAGGGGAGTATCCATCGCGTCAGCGGGTCCTCCCCAGCGGACTTTAGCCGCGCCGTCTTTATTCGTGGGATCACCGCCGCCTATCAAAACGTCATTTTCACACTCCCGAACGATCTCGGATTCATCAGCCCACGCGGGACCGTTCACTCCTTGGTAGCCACGCAGAACTTTGGCGATTACGAACAATCGACACTCTCGTTCCCGATCAACCGCTATCTGCGGAACTTCCTCGCCAACGACACTTATAAGCAATGGTGGGCCGTCGAGGATAATCTGAACGGCATGGTCTATATCGCGGTGACGCCCACAGGCGAAACGCGGAACACCCAACTCCTCATGCTGGACTATCGCTTTCTGGGATTAGGTGAACCGTTCGTGCGGTGGGCGCAATGGGACAGCTTTGGGGCAGACGCCTTGGCCTATGTGATCGATACGGGCAATCGCCCGATCCCGTTCTTTGGCATGAATGACGGCTTTATCTATAAAGGCGGGCAGGCCGATCGCACGCACAACGGCAACAGCATTACGCCGCTCGTCACGACGCCCTATCTCAACTATGGCTCGAACCACGAACTGAAGACCATTTATGCCGTGGGCATTGAACTGGCGCCGAAGAATGCGAACACCTTTACGCTGCGCTGGACGCGAGATGGGCAAGTGCAGAACAGCGAAGACGGCTTTACGCAAGGCGGGAGCCATTTGCTCGGTCCCTGGCCGGTCGATGTCTTTGTGCTGGATACGAGCGTCTTTGGGGGCACGCGCTACCTGAACCGCTTTATGGAACTCGAAGAGGGCGGCGATTTTCAATCGATCCAATATCAGGTGACCGATACCCGTAATCATAGCGAGTTAGAAATCCATGGCTTGACCGCCTCGATTATGGGGGCCGGCGTGAGTACGGAGAACGCATGAGTCTCGCTCGGCTCAAGAATTGGGTCTTAGGGGAAACGCTGAATGCGGCGGATTTGAACGCGGAGTTCAATCATATTCTGAATAATCCCATGTCGCTGATCTCGCCCATCACGAATACCGTAGATATGGATGGGAACATTCTGAAGGATGCTGCCTTTACGAATACGCCAGTCATCTTTACTGATGGCGATACGACCCCCTCGGTGGCCGGGGGCACCGTCTTTAAGACGGCGAATACGACCGGGACGATCATCTCGGCGCTGGATGCGGGGAACGATGGGCAAATCATTTGGGTCATTATCAACGATACGCATACGACCGTGGATTTTACGGGCACGACCTTGATCGGACATGGGGGCGTCGATTGGACGCCGACGACGGGCGACAGCTTTCAAGCAGTCTTTGTGAATCCCAACTGGTACTGCAGGATCTGAGATGCCGATTGCACGGGTCAAAAACTGGGTCGCTGGCGACGAACTCGACGCGCAGGACCTCAACAACGAGTTCAATAATCTCTGCGACAGTGTGGTGATTGAACCCTTCGTCGCGACGCAATCGGTGGACCTCAACGGCAAATTGCTGATTCTGGATGAGAACGGCGATACGCTCCTCGATGCCAGCGTCGATAATACGATTGATATCACGATCGGTGGGGCCGACGATTTTCGCTTCACCGCCAATACGTTCACGGCGTTATCGGGCTCCTCGATCGTCGTCGAGGCAGGGAATGTCACGGTCTCAAGCGGCGATGTCGTGGCGACGGCAGGACGGGTGCTGGAATCGAAGGGCACCGATGTGGCATCAGCCACGACGATTACGGTGCCGACCGATGGGAACGTCTTTGATATTACCGGAGAGGTGACCATTGCCGCCTTCTCGACCACACAGGCCGGTGCCCAATTCATCGTGCGGTTTACGACGTTGGTGGGCTTGAATATTACGCATAATGCCACGTCCATGATTGCGCCCTGGGGGCGCGACTATCGGGTGGTGCCAGGAGAAATCCTCTGCTTCCTCTCACTGGGGACGGGAAACTATACCTTCTGGTCGATGAATGGGCCGAAGGAACGGGTGGGAGTGACGATTGAAGCGAACGTCGCCACGGCCCCGGCAGGCTATCTCAATGAAGATGGCATCGCGGTCTCGCGCACCACCTATTCAGGACTCTATGCGGAAATCGGCACGACGTTTGGTAGTGGGGATGGGTCCACCACGTTCAATACGCCCAAATCGCCAGGTCGAGCGGCCATCAATCAAGGCGCGGGGCAGGTCTCCGTGTCCTGTCTCTTCTCGTCCGTCTCTGTGGCCGGCGACACGTTTACCGTGGCCTCTCAGTATTCGCTCTACACCGGACGGTCGGTGGTGCTCTCCACGACAGGGACCGCACCAGGAAATCTCACGGCTGGGAATACGTACTATATTATCCGTGACTCGGATACGCTGCTTGAACTCGCCACGTCCGAAGTGAATGCCAGGGCTGGCACCCAAGTGAACATTAGTTCGCAGGGGACTGGGACGCATACCTTGACCGCGAACGCCTTTGCGGCGCATAGCTTAGGCGCCGTTCTTGGAGAAGAAGACCATTTGCAGTTGGAGACTGAAATTGGCCCGCATGACCATGATCTGACCATCTTTACGTCCCCGACCAGCGGCACAGGTACCACCTGTCTTGGAGCCAATGCGGTGCTTGATAGCGATCCCACAAACGTCGATGTCATGGTAAATGCAGGCGGGGGCATCGCAATGCCCATTCAGGGTCCTGTGATTGTGAAAGCCAAATATATCCGGTTTTAATCATGACGTGGACACCAGAATATCTCAGATTGATGGAAGGATGGCTCAAGGGCCATGCGGAGGCAATCGCCTTTATTCATATGGCCTTTACCATCGCGCATACCTGTGACGATCTGACCGATCGGGATCAGACGGTGGAGACGGCGACGATGCAGCAGGCGTTCTGGATGGCCCTGATCGACTTGCCGCGCAATCGGTTCTACGTGGAACATTTCGCCTTACTGAACGGCACGCTCCAGACGGCCTTTCTCAACTGGCAGATTGCGAATCAATTGGAGCAGCTCGACGACCGGACTGCGAAAGCCGTGGCGTTTGTGTTGCGCTCCTCCTATACGGATCTCGTCACGCTCTGCGCCTGGATTCTCGGGGGAACCGACTGGGCCGTGCAGGTCGGGATCGAGTCACGACTTCATGCCAGCCAAGAAGGGTTTGACCTCTATCAATCACGACTCACGAACGAACGACGGACCCCCTACGTCGTGGGAGGATAAGGATGGGATGCGGATCATCGGAACAAAGCGGATCGAGCAGTTCGACGCAGGACATGACGCAGCAGACGACGTTTGCCAAGCGCACCCCCGCCGAGCAGGCCATTCTCGACCAACTCTCGGGCTTGGGCACCTCGCAGCGTGACGCGCTTATGCAGCAGATTCAATCGCTCACGAGTGGAGCGTCACCCTATGCCCTGTCTCCAGCAGACCAGCAGCAACTCGATCAATCCTACGGCTCGGCCCAACAGCAACTGAACTTGCAAAATAAGGACTATGCCGATTTCCTCTCAGGCTCACGCGGCATGCGGATGAGTGATACGCCGATCTCCTCTCAAGCCTTTCAGCGGCAAGCGTTGGGGCAAGCGGATCTCTTGAGCAATAAGGCGAATATGGGGCTCAATCTCGGCATGGGGGCGAGCCAGTATCGGATGAACTCCGCGCTGGGTCTCGCCAACTCGCTGCCACAAGGATTAGTCGCCGCCTTCAATCCGCAGTTCCAAGAGCGTTTGGCTGGAGGCACGCAAAGTATGCACGGAACATCGTCGAGTACCTCAAATCAAGTGAATACCCCATCGCTCATGTCTCAGATAGGACAAGGGATTGGGATTGCGGGGCAATTGGGGGCGATGGCGATGCCGTTCCTAGCGCCTGGGGTGGGGTCATTAGGAGCAGGGGCTGGCGCTGGAGCGAGTATGGGAGGCGCAAGTGGATTAGAGGGATTGACGAATCATATTAGTGCAGCCGGGTCATTTGGTCCAGGCTGGTAAAGCGTTATCTCTGCTGCGGAGGATTATTAAAGAATTGGTTATACCGCTCCCAGGTCGGTCCTCGATAGCCCAGTGGCCCAAATTGGTCCGGTTGACCGATCGTGGAGTATTGGGTCGCGCCAAGATTATACATCTGGACCATGGGGACTGTGCCGCTACCGCCTCGCATGCTTCGGCATCCGTCCGACGTGGCCCAGCGAATGACCGCCTCGGACGAGCTTTGGCTGGCGATGGCCGCACACTGCCGTTCAGACGCTCTCTGTGCGAGGATTTGCATGCCTTCATAGGAATAGTAGGCCGGCCCTTGGCCATAGCAACCAGCGAGAATGAGAATGGCGATGAGGAGTAATGGTCTCATGGGGCACCTCCGATCTAATGATAGGATAGGGCTGAATTACCTCAATGTCAACCCCTACGAAAGAATCATATGACTGATGAACCAGTAAGACTGCCGAGTCAAGATGATCCCGTCTTAGGAGAGAATGGCTCTCCCATGGGGTATGCCACTCTGGGGCTGCAGGCGATGAGTCCTGACAACCTCTCGCAGTTCTACCAAGATCGCGTCTCGCCGGCCATCGATCAAGGGATTGGGTTGGCACAGCAGGCGGGGTCTGCGATGGGACGTGGCTTGGACGCCATGACGCCATCTCGCGACACCCTCTACAAGCTCGCGCAGGGGTTAGAAGCCGCTGGGGCCGTAGGGCGAGGCTCGACGCCGCTCTATATGCACCAGCAACAACTGGACATGAACCGCCAGCAGTTGATGGATCAGGCGGAAGAACGCAAGCAGGCGACGTTGCAAAGAATCCAGCAGGCTGAGGAACAGAAGCGACAGCACAATTGGGGCATTGCAGAGAAACTGATTTCGACGGGCAACATGGGAGCCTTGGAGGAGTTTAGCAAATCCTTCCCTGACGTCGTGCCGATTGTGCAGGGCGTGTCGAAGCAGCATCTCTCGTCCATCCCGACCTTAGCGAAGAATGGGTATCTCCCAGAGGACTTTGTGCAGCGCGTGATGAGTCCACAGCCTGGCCAGCCGCCTGTGACGACCGCCGAAATGTCTACGCATGTCAAAATGGCGATGGAGAATTATCAGACGGACTTGAAGGAGCAGGCCAAGACGAAGCAATTGACGGATGCCTTGAATACCCCTGAAGCACAACGGAAACCCTACCAGCAATTGATGGTCGATGAGCATCAGCAGAAACTCGATTTACAGTCCGCACAGACGGACCTGGCTCGGGCGAATGCACAGAAGGCGCGGGCCGATGCCAAAGAAGGACCTCCCGATCATTCAGAAGACAATCGCGTCCATCAAGCCTTGAATAATGGATTGCCATGGGCGCAGGGGACGAATGAGACGCGCCGTGCTGCCTTGGAGTTTAAGTCGAAACTCTATCCTGGCGGCAAGCAAGCGGTGACGGAGGAGATTCCCGTTGGGCAAACCGGCAATGCGCAGGAATGGCGTGATCCAGTCACGGGGCAAGCGGCGCCCAGTTGGGCGACAAAGAAGCAATTGGGAGAGTTGGGATTCGTCAACATCGAACCCTCGCAAATTGCGGCGGTGAATGGGATTCGTAACGTCGATGCGGCGATGAAGGAGATTCTGCAGGCTGGCTCCACGCTGGTCAGACATGAAGGCGCGAGTAGCCTCATGGATATTCCTCGCGGCATGATGCAGATGCCGATTGTCGGCCTCATTCGGAAATATGCCGGCAGCCCTGATGCGGCGGTGTTGGACAGTGCGATTAAGCGGATCTCGCCGACACTCGCCAAATTGAGCGGGGATACCGGGAACATTGCCTTAGCGGAACAGCAGCTCTATGCCTCGTCGATCTTCTCCGATGCCGACACCTTGGAATCGTTGCAAGCCAAGATTCGCTCCATTCAGAATGCCCAGTCGCGCACACGCCAAGCCTTGGGATTCGTCCCTGATGAGAAAGCCTATATGCGCCGACAGATCATTCAAGGCAAGACTGACGAGCAAATTAAGGCGATTATGGCCGAACGGAAGCGGTATCAGTAATGGCAGAGAGCACGGACCAACGCCTGGAGCGGTTGATGAAAGAGACGGGCTCCGTCTCGTCTGATGCGCCCACATCGGCGGATGATGTCGAGCAGGCACTCAATGAGGATATGGGCTATCAGATGACGACGGGGCCTGATCGGGTCCTCGCTCGCAAGCAAGCTTATGAACAGCATGGCTTGACGCCGCCGACCTCCATCTCCAGCCCCGGCACCAAGGAATTGAACGAATCCGGTCCCATCCATACCTATGTGCGTCCCGCGTTGGAATTAGGTGGCATGATGGCAGGAGGAGCAGCCGGGGCGGGGCTCGGGGCCATCACGCCCCTCACGCCGGTCGGCGGGGCCATGGTCGGGGGCACGCTGGGTTATGCCGGTGGCGATACCGCTGCCTCCTTCTTAGAGCGCATGGCCGGCGAGCGCCCACCCATCGACTCTGTTCAACAAGCCTTAGCGGAGACGGGGCGATCGCTTGGCACGGGGGGAACCTTGGAATCGGTCTCTCGACTCGTCGGCAAAGGTGTGGGGGCCATTGGATCGAAACTCCTGTCCCCCTTTGCGCGGCAATATGAAGGGGCGAATAAAACGCTCGATGAAATCGCGAAGGCAAAAGGCGTGACATTGGACCCGCATGAAGTGGTGCAGAGCCGCCCGCTCTCGCTCGGGCATAAGGTCCTGGAGAACATTCCCTTTACCTCGGGCATGATCCAGCGCAATGAAATGAAGAAACTTGAAGGGCTCACCAAGGAATGGGAACGGATTCGTCAGAGTACCGGCACGGATCGACGCCAACTCTTAGGGGATGTCGGGCAACGGATTCAGGACACCGTGGAGCGGAATCTTGACAAGATCGGGATGCGGCAGGGCGACATTCGCGACCAGGCCCGCGAGGCGATTTTGACACAACTGGGCTCGCCGGTCAGTTATAAAGAGCTGGGAGAGCAGACGCAGAAAGCGGTCACCGAGCACTATCAAGGGCTGAAGGAGTTGGAGCAAGTGGCCTGGAACACCGCGAAAGCGGCGATTCCTGCAGACGCCAGAGTGATACCCACATCGCTCCCGGCTGCGGCGAAGGACGTCGAAAAGAAGTATCAGAACATGCCGGCCTATACCGATGAGAATCTCCTGGGGAAGCTCCGTGATGCGCAGGGGTCTGGCAATAAACTCTACGATGCACGGCTGGCGAAGTTCAATGCGGAATATCCGGAAGCCTTAGATCCAGCGAAGGCGGGCAATCTCAAGATCAAGGAGAAATTACAGGCCGATAAGGACGCGGCGCAAGCGGAGGCATTGGGCGGCGAAAAGCCAGGCTGGAAGCTCGATGATCTCATGACGATGCGCTCCGAGTTGAGCAGCCTTGCGGCTGAACACCATTCCGGGATTCAGCGCGGCGCCACGCAGCAAGGGAGTTCAGACACCTATGGCAAAATCTTCAACGATCTCAAATCGGCGATTGACCAAGATGTCGAAGCCTTTGCGGGCGCACAGAGCAGTGATGTGGCTGATTTGTTCCATGCCGCCCGCGCCGCTACAGGGATGCGCAAGTCTCTCTTCAATCCGAAAGAGCATCCTGGGATTGCACGGGCACTCAAGGCTGATCCCGCGACGATTGCCAATGCGCTGATCAAGCCTGGTTCATCGGCGGGATTCGCCGAACTCAAGAACATGGTGGGGCCGCAAGCCTCCGATCCGGTGAAGCAGGCGTTTACCAATCAACTCCTCGGGGTGGGCGGGAAAGAAGCGGACGGATTGCCGGGACTCAGGAGGAAATTGGATCAGTATGGTTTGCAGACCATGCAAGACGTCTATTCGCCTCAGGAGATCAAAGACCTCTATCATCTGGCCGATCAAAGTACCTGGATGGCGAAGTCGCCCGTGGGCAATCCCTTCTTTCGCCAGCTCGTGAAGACGTCGATCGACAAGGTGGCGCCCACGATCCTGGGGCATCCTGAATTGACCGCCAAGGTCTTGCGTCAGTTCCCGAATACGCGGGCTGATCTTCGCACCGCCTTTGTGGGATCACTCAAGCCAAAAGAGGCTATGCCATTCCCCACGCAGATGCTGCAGAATCTGAATGCCTATCCGCCAGAGGTCCAGAAGCAATTGTTCTCGCAAGCCGAGATTCGTGATTTCTATGACTTGGCTCGGGTGGTGGAGCGCACGCGCGGCACCGTGAAGCTCGCCGAGAATCCATCGGGCACGGCGCAGAACTTGGTGACCTTCGCCACGGGCGGGGCCGTCTTGAAGCACCCGATTAAAATGATTCCGACTATTTTAGGGGCCACGTCGGTGGCGAAACTCTATCTCAGTAAGGTGGGTCGGCGCTTCCTTTTGGAGGGGCTCATGTCGCCTGCGAACGCCGAGCATGCAACCCGCAACGCCTATATCACGAGCCAAATCTTGGGGGTCGCCGGCATCGATGAAGCTGCCGATCTCCAAGACCAAGAGCGCAGACGGCGCGGCCTGATACGCGGCCTGCCGCCGCAACTCGAACAGGGGGCACCATGACGGATGCAGAATCAATGATCATCCAGCAGGAAGGCACCGGCCCATATAAGAATGGGCGGTTCTATCCCTACGAAGATACCGTGGGGAAACTCACGATCGGCTATGGGCACAATCTGACAGATAAAGGGTTGACGTTGGATACGGTCTATGCGCAACTGAAGACCGATATTCTCGATGCCCTCGACGACGTGCGGCACAACTTCTCGTGCTATGACAGCCTCACGCGCCCACGGCAACTCGTCCTGATCTCGATGGCCTTTAATCTTGGCCGCGAAGGGCTTGGGAAGTTTATTCATTTCATCGGCGCCGTCCATCGCGGCGATTATGAAGAAGCAGCCTCGCAAATCGAGAACAGCAAAGCGGCGACACAGGCACCACTCCGGTATAAAGAGTTGGCTCGCATGATGCGATTTGATAGCTCGGCCTGGATATGAGCGTCACCTACGTGTGCCGATACTGCCAGCAACGCTTGACGCACGATCAGGCGTATCAGCATGTGCAGTATAACTGTCCCAAGAGACCGCGAGGGACGAATTTGGGATGGGGGCCATCGTGTCAGATATTTCAAAACTCGATGCGAGTGATTGGCTCACAGTGCTGGTTCCCGCCACCTTAGCAGGCATGGGCGCGGCCATGGGATTCTTTAAGAACAGCAACCTCAAGCGTGACGAACGAGCCGATGAATTGGAGAAGCGCATGAAGACCTATGAAGACAAGGGCGCTTTACACAATGATCGACTCATCGCGCTGGAAATCTGTCAACAGAACATCCAAGAAAAGATGGGTGAACTGAAGGATGAAATTAAGAATAGCGCCGAGCGAGGGGCGGAGTCAGTGAACACGCAATTCGCCACGGTCTTGGAGGCGGTCAAGCGCATTGTCCCCTATAATCCTCGGAGGTCGTAATGGATTTGATTATTCTTATTTTTGGTCTTGCACTCATTGGGCTGCTTGTCTGGGCCGTCACGACCTATATTCCCATGCCTCCGATCTTCAAAACAGTCATTACCATCATTGTGGCGGTGATGCTCATCCTCTACCTCATTCGTCGGTTCGGGAGCACCGTGCCGAACGTCATGCCATAAGACAAGGGGGGCATCATGGGTTTCTGGGATTTCATGAGCGGCAGCAGCCCAGCCGGTGTCATTAGCGATACCGGCCAGAAGGTAGTGGCGGGCGTCTTTCAAGGCGTGAAGGACTTAATTGAGGAGTTTCATCTCTCGCCAGAGCAGGCGCAGACGATGAAACTGAAGCTGGCTGAAATCGAACTGCAAGCCTATCAGGCGCAGATTACTGATGTGCAATCGGCTCGTCAAATGCAGATGGCGAATAAAAGCCCCTGGCCTGGCATCCTCACATTTGTTCTGCTGGTGGGGTTTTTTGGTGTCTTGATCATGATCATCATGCAGGGGATGCCATCAATGGATCAAGCGGGCGGTCAAGCGATCTTATTAATGATCGGGGCGCTCATCACTGGCTTCGGCACAGCCTTACATTTCTGGCTGGGAGGCACCAGGAGTGGACAGGATAAGGATGAAATGCTGGCTAACTCAGTCCCCGCCTCCACGCTGGCGCCCAAGCCCTAGCAGGGCGGCTTCATGGGATTGCTGAACCGCTGAATGTCCTGCTGCTGGCGCTGATAGTTGGAATTGTTATTGAGATTGTTCAGCGCATCGGTTTGCTGCTGCCCATAGGGCGTCCCCCACTGCTGCTGCGCATAGGTTTCGCCGGCAATTGCTACCATCACGCCTAAGACAAACCAGAGTAGAGCTTTCATAACGCCTCCTTGGTGAACGGCCTACTGACTAGATAACCATCCAAGATGACTCGTCTATACCTCTTTCGTATTACCCCCAACACCAGCCCATGAAAGGCGTCGTCGGTCATTTGAGCTTTCGCAGAAGTTCGTCGCAGGCGTCCAGCCACCCAATACGCAACGTCTGTTCGTGTTTGACCGTATAGGGGCAATCGTTTATGACAGCCCGCACCACCCGCCGTGCCCGCGCCCGCTCGGCGCGGAGGAGTGTGATGGCTTGTTCGGGCAAGACTACCCATTCGTACCATCCCGCTTGACTTGAATGAATGGCGTTGTGTTGTTCAACCTGCGCCACCTTCTCCCGCGCCCAGTCTGGCTTGGTCATGGGGACACCTTCAGATTTGAATCATTCCAATACGCTTCGTCTTTCATCCACTGCGGAGCATTCGCAATGGCTCTAGCCCTAGCATTTCGTAAAGACTTTGCGCGAGGGCTGTTATAGTCAGGATGCGTATAGTCATAAATCCAACGCATCTCTGGGTCTGGCTGAAGAGATAATTTATTCATCTTGCGCCTCCGTGGGTGGGGTGAGGGCGTGCTCCCACTTGTGAAATAAGTTCCAGACATCACCCATGTGCTCTAAGCCGTCAGGAGTGTCAACACCGTTAGGGCTGGCAGCTTGCTCGTGATAGACTTTCATAATTCGCAGTATTTCAGTACAGACGGGCTCGACCTGCGCCAGCCGCGCGGTGAGGGTGTGAATTTGTGTGTCCCGCTCATCGAGACACGCCTGCCCCTCCAGCCCATCTCTATTGCGTTCACTCACTAACTCCCGCACGCGCCCCTGGAGGACATCGCGCTCACCGATAATGCGCGTCAATGTATTGACGGCCCCCTCACTCACTCCAGATTCACCACAGTGATTGCTCAAGATATGAACCAAGTCATTATTGTCTTGCACTCGCCCCTCGGCGGCGGCTAAGGCCTGCTTGGTTTCTACAAGATCATTGCAGATCTGTTCGCGGTATTGAATGCCATTGGCGTCCAAGTCAAAAGAGATCGCCTTTGAGCGGAACTCATCCCGCTCCTGCGTCACGGCGGCGAGCTGCTGCTTGCACGCCTCCTCCAACTCCTGCACCCGCCCGGCGAGGCGGTCGCGCTCGGCGGCAATGGCGAACCAGTCGTCAAACCGTTTCTTGGCTTCCTGTTGCACCTGCGTATACATATTCATCCAATAGGTGACGGTGGGCGCATGCTGATCAGCCTCCAGCTCCCTTACGCGCCCCTCGGCGGCGGCAATGTCGTGAAGCAGAATGGTTGTCGCATGGTCAATGAAGCCCAGCCACATCGAGGATAGGCAATTGAGTTTTGGGTACTGCTCTCGTAACTTCGCTTCTATTGCTTGGATTCTATCTGTTGACACATTCACATCCCGCTCTTGGGTCACAGCGGCGAGCTGCTGCTGGAGCGCGGAGATAAAGCTTGGAATTACATTTATAAAATGTAGGGCTCCGTCGTCGTCATAAAAGACGAGCCCTAATGCCTCTAACGCTGTCTCCAGCTCAGCCTCATCTTTTGAATCGTTCTCAACGCATCTTTTCCATTTATCCCGCTCCTGCTCGACCTTGGTGAGTTGTTCGCGGGCGGCGTCTAAATCGTGCTTGCAGA